CCTCGCGGGGGTCCTTCGAATCGCGACATCCGAATCTTTATCGGATTGCGACAGCCTTTTAGAAAGCTGTCTGTTGCGATTCTTGGTCGTCTCATCTGTCTTCCCAACCCGGGTTGACAGTGTTGATGAGAGTCTCAGTCTTCGGTCTAGCCCACTGAAGGAGGTGGGATGTTATGACAACACCTATCTCAGGACCTTTCACAAGGACCACTGAAATTCATGCGCCATACTGGTACGGTAATCCCTTACGGTATTACTGGCGCCGGAAATGGTATCGGCAGAAGAAACCGTGGAATCTTCCGCTCGAATATGAATTCGACCACAATAGTGTGAACTCATCAGTTGATGGGGATAATCCTGCTTTAATACAGGATTGTCCTTCTCAGTCTGATGCGGACGCATCTTTGAACTATGCCTACAACAAGGCTTATAACAAGTTCATAGACAAGATCGGCACTAGTGCCGAGATTGGCGCGTCTCTGGCGGAAGCCAGACAAGCACTGTCCATGATGGAGGCTCGCGTGGTGCAGCTTTACCGCTTCACGAAGAAACTCCGTCGTCTTGACCTTGTAGGGGCCCAACGTGAGTTGGGTCTCGAAAAGTTCTCCCGAAAAGCTCTGAAGAAGAAAACGAAGTCCGCTAAGGATTTCGGTAATCTTTGGCTAGAGTTTCATTTCGGTTGGGAACCTCTCGTGAAAGACATAGGCTCGGCTATCGAGGTTCTGCAATCCAACTTTCCGGATGCCAGAATCAAAGGTAGTGCGTCGGTGAAGATCATTGATCGCCGACGCTCCGATGGCGGGACCATCCATTATCGTGAGACGACGGATGGTTTTGCAGCTTACAAGCTGTCCGCCACAGTTACGGTTTCAAACCCTAACTTGGCCTTGGCTAGTCAGATGGGTTTCATCAACCCAGCTGCCGTCGCATGGGAGTTGGTACCATTCTCCTTCGTGGTTGATTGGTTCAGTAACGTCGGTGATGTCATATCATCGATGACTGATTTTGTAGGCCTGAATTTAACCAGGCAATACAGAACATCTCACATTGTGATGAATCGGGTTCAGAGATATACCGAAGATTCTTTAGGCTTGTTTGCTGGTGGTTCTTTTACCACCGTCATAACTCGCCGGATCAACGGTTCTTTCCCTGGCCCGTCCTTGTCTTGGAAACCGTTCAAAGGGTTTTCTCTGGCGAGGGGGACGACAGCGATCTCGCTGCTGCTCCAAGGTTTGAAAGGGTGATGAGCCCTCGAAGACCGGTCGGCTAACAACCGATCTTCCAAGACACCGTCCGGTGTTCTTGTAACCTCCGTAAGCGCTTACGCGCCTCTTCGGACTCAGGAGAAATCTATGCCTACCATGGCAGACATCACTATCAAGAAGAACGACGGTACCACGGATGTGACTTACACAGCCGTCGTGGCAAGCGGAGGCGATAAGTCTCCGGCTTTGTGGCGGCATGCATCGGCGTCAGGTTACCCCGGTCAACGACCCACGCTTACTCTTTCATCTCGTTTTAACGAGGCAAAGACGGCGCGGCGACTCGACGGTGTGTTTACCTGGCCTTCGGTGTACACCGACACTGCCACTAGCACGACCAAGGTCAGCGATAAGGCTATCTTTAGCTTTAGCGCGGTGCTTCCTCTCAATCTCCCGGATCCTGACGCCTCTGAATTTGGCGCTCAGGTTGGCAATTTGATTGCCGCCCAGCTGATCGAGGATTCATTGACCCAAGGTTACGCTCCGGCCTGATGTCCGGTTAGCGTCCTTCACAAAGGAGTGCTATGTCTCACTTTCTTCCACATGCTGTGGAGAGAGCGGTTCTTCGACTATTCGAGGACCTCGCCACCCCAACCTCTTTAAAGGTTTCTTTACTTTATAAGTATGGGGAGTGGGATCAGCTTGCACTTTGCAAGACTGATCCTAGACACTACTTAGATGCTGAAAGCTATTGGCGTGACGCCACCGCTACCAACATCATTCGCAAGCTCGAAGAGCTCCCGACGACTTTTGACCGTAAGGCCAAGGCTGTCGAGACTTTCTGGGAATGCGAAAAGTCTTGTCTTCGCGCAAATCGCCGCTTATATCCTTACTTAGCCCCCGGTTTCTCACCGGAGACTGAAGACGAGGACGTGCTTTCTTTTTTTAAGAGAGCTCGGAAAATTATAAGCGACATACTTGGACCTTGCCCCGATCTTAAAGATGGGAGGTTTGGTCCAGGCGCGACGTTTGGCGATCGAGGACAGTTTTCGACCGTCCCCGACAAAATGTCATCAGAACCCACCCTGACTCACGACAGCTGGCCCTTCCTGTTTCCATGGAGTGGCACGCTATGGTCAAAAGCTGTAGCGGCGTCGTGTAAAGAGATCTCCTTTACTCATGGGAATCGTTTCACAACGGTTCCAAAAGACAATGAAAAAAGGCGCGGCATTTGTGTCGAACCTTCTATCAACGTTTTTTTCCAGTTGAGTTATGGGCGTTTCATTAAGAAGCGCCTGAAAGGTGTGGGGATCAACCTCACAGATGGTCAAGATATTCACAGGCGGGTCGCCTGTGAGGCCTCTATCCGGGGCCATCTTGCAACCATGGATCTCTCTAATGCTAGCGATACCGTTTGTAAGAATTTAGTCAAACTCTTACTTCCATCTCGATGGTTTGAGGTTCTCGACGATCTTAGATCGAAGAAGACCCTCATATCTGACAAGTGGCTTCTGCTGGAGAAATTCAGCAGTATGGGAAACGGTTTCACATTCGAGTTAGAGACCCTTCTTTTCCTTGGGCTAATTTGGGCTTTACGGCCCGAGCTAACTCCTGGAAAGGACCTCTTTGTCTATGGTGACGATATTATCGTCCCCACGGACATCTCGAGTGACGTGATGTCAATGTTGAGTTTTTCTGGATTTTCCGTTAACAAAAGTAAAACCTTTGTTGATGGTCCTTTCAGAGAAAGTTGTGGTGGTGATTTCTTCCTTGGTGAGGACGTACGTCCCCATTTCTTGAAGGAGTCACCTAATGAACCCCAACAGCTCATCTCTCTTGCGAACGGTCTCCGACGTCTTTCTAGGCGTTCGGAAAGTCGATCGCGTCATGTTAATCGTGCTTGGTTTGGCATTTTGGATGCTTTACCGAACACAATCAGATCCCTCCGTGGCCCAGAAGGGCTCGGAGATCTGTGTTTGCATGACAACGAAGAGCGCTGGCAGTTCCGCTGGCGCAGTGGCATCAGATACATCAAAGTCTATCGTCCAGCCTCCCACCGTAAGGTGAGTTGGCAAAACTTTAAACCAGATGTTATCCTAGCTTCAGCCGTTTACGGTCTTCCATGGGGTAACGGGGGAGTAATCCCCCGTGACTCTGTGTTAGGCTATAAACTCGGCTGGGTCCCCTATTCTTAGCTGAGTAGGGGGAAGACGTAAGTCTTCTCTTTCCAGGAGTCATTCCCTGGTGGAGGTAGGTTTTACCTACTGTGGATTAGCT